AAACCCGGTGCGATCTTCCTGCGAACTCAAGGCGCAAGTATGAGGAGGCCGTCTGTCCATCAGCACCGTAACACCCAGATATTTGCGGCGTACCGATGGACGGACGCGACTGAACGTGCGCTGGCAGCCAGGTTTAATTTGAGCGCTGCCCGTATTCATCAAATCGTATTTTGCGAGGCAAGAGCGTGGACGAGATTTTCGTGGCCGGACGGCATGCCTCATTGGCTGGCAGAATGGAAACGGATGAGCTTAGACCGAGAAAAGTTTTCCACAAAGGGAATAAAATACATCGATGACTAGCTGGTCCGTACACAAATGCGAGAACTGCAGCCGGACGTTTGAATACGGACGGTGGACGGCGTTCATCCTGTGGGTGTTCAATAAAAAGCCCGAAACGATTTGTCCGTCAAGGCTGTGCCGTAACTGGAGATAGCGATAAGCGACGACGGTGATCCTATGATCCAGGCAGATAAAAAACTCCAAGACCTAGTGGACAAGCTGCACGAGTTGATACACGACCCCCACATTGGCTTAACCACCTGGGTGCAAGCAGTAGACCGAGCAGTCATCGATGTTTACAAAGCCTGGTACAACCTGGACGAACGTAAGGCATTCGGGATAGTCCAGAAGGGCGTGGGAAGAAACCCTGCACCGGCAACACGGCCTCCGCTGACCCACGACATCGATGATTTGTGCGCTCACCACCCTACCCCTTGCAATTTTTGCCTATCCGCAGGCACAGGACGGAAATGCCCATCAAAAGGACAATCCGATGCCAAGGGCTGAATACAGAGGCGCCTGTATGTGGTGTAATCGTGAGGTAGGAAGGGACGGGACCTGTACGGTGCCATCCTGTTTGCGTGACAGGCAGAATGTGGGGACCATACGTACCCAAAGACTGTTCGGCCTGGACGCCCGGATACAGAAGCGCGGCGGCTGGGTGAACTCGAAAACATCGTTGCAGGTGATCCCATGACGCGAGCGATCATCATCAGATTGCTAGCCTACCTGGGACTGGTCGATGTACCGGGTGAAAAGATTGAGGTGTACCTAAAGGAAGGCCACCCCGACATCTGCCATGACGGTTGTTACCACCTGGAGCAAAAGGACCTGGGTGAAGGAAAGGACAATCCGATAGCCACACCCAGCAGCAGGGTCCATATAGGCTGCGGCGATGCATCGGGCGAGGGAAAGGTCACCACTTGCATAAGGTGCGGATCGGTGGGGACGCAGAACTAGCGGGCGAAGTGTATTGCTCAACGTGTGACCCGCTTCCCCCACGCGAGCCCGTGTTTACGTGGTGCGAACCGGAAGGGCTATTGTAGGGACATTGATGACGATGACGCGTTACGATGATCATCGCAAGGTGTTATAATGGGACAAGGTGGGGCAAAGTGGGACGCGGTGTAACGTAAGCAAAAGGCTTTTTCTCCAGGCGTCGCCCTCGTGCCCAGGCGCGTAAGTTCGCATTATAAAAGGGGTATATGCTAGGGGCGTTAGGCGGTAGGGGCCGCAGCAGTGATGAGACATCGCGAAGAACATTCGGAACATGGCTGGGCGTTGCACGTTTAAGGGGGTAGGCTAATGACGTTGTGGGGTCTAGATTTAGACGGTGCAGATGTTAAAGGGGGCAAGGTGCCCGCACTGGACGATGCTGGAGCTTCTGCGAGTCATCGCGAGGTCAGTGATGTCAGTGCGGGGGGTGCCGTGCCGGTGCAAGGGGGCAACGCGGCACCCGCTAACGTGCAAGGCGAGCGAGCCTTTGATATTGCGAGCTTAGGAGGGGGGCAGGGCATCGCGGACGCATCCCCCTCCCCCCCGGCAGCCGCAGGCGAGCCCTCTTACTATTCCCCCCCTGAAAGATCGCCCGTAACGGCCACAGGCGCAGAAGCGGTGCAAGGTGTACCCTGGGGCCTCGGTGAGGAGTTAAGGCTTGCCGGGGGCTCTCACGCGGGGGAGCCTGGGGGGTTGCAAGCGGGGGTTACGGGGGAGGCTGTCGGGCCTAACACGGGGCCGGGGGACCAGGCGCCTGACGTGTTGAGCGATCAGGCGCTTTACGTGTTGCAAGCGCTCGAGGACGTGCTACCGCCGGGCGCTCCGAGCGGCACGGTAGGCGGGAGCGCTGCGTTGCCCGCACGGGCCGCCTGGCGGCATGCGCGGGACATACCCGCCGGGGTGCAAGAGGGAGCCTTGGAGGCGGCGCGGGGCAACGTGGAAAAGCTGCTGGAGCGGTACGGGTTCAGCACGGTCGACGCGTTGGATGCGCGGGACTACGAGTTGCTCCGGCAATGCAAGGTGGAAGGGCTCGAGCGGTTGCTGCTCATCTTGGAGGATCCGAACGAAAAGCTGGGGCCGATAGCGTTGTCGCAAATCATCCAGCGGATCAGCCAGGCGGAGAAGGGCAAGATCGATGTCGTGACGGCAAAAATAGGGAAGCTGAACGAGCAATCGAAGCCGGGGGTGGTATTTCGGGCGCGGATCGGGATCGCACGCACCGGGGAGGACGGGAAAGAGGTGCGGGCGGTGGTTGAGGTTGAGAAGCGGGAGACCAAATAGCATGGGACGGAATCCAATGGCGGGAGCGTGTTACCCGGAGGATCGGCCCGGTTGGGTGAAGCGCCTATGGGTGAGCTTTGCCCTCGGCATGGCGGTCGGCTTCTTCGTCGGGGCCGCATTCGCGGCGGAGCCGGAGACCCCAAAGGCCGCGCAGCTCCGCATAGGGATCTTGAAAAGCCCGTGGTGTACGCTATCGATCCTGACCGAGCATTACGCTCTCGGAGCCTACCATTGCATCGGAGATCACCCAGGATCATGGTTTACCGCTTCGATACCGGACGGGAAAAGCCTGGGCGAGATAAAGGTAGTCCGGGTGCGCGGGGATTTGATGTTGGTCCGTTTCGAGAAGTCAACCGGGGTTCGGAACGAGATAGGGCGGCGCCCGAGAGGGCTTGAAACGAAGGTCGAGATCCACGGCCTTCCGGGAGGGAAGCTCGTAGTATCCAAGGCAATGTGGACCCATGCCAGTACGCTCGATTGGACCGGCGAGGAGGTGTTTACCCTCGAGGCGGAGGGCGGTTCAGTTATCGGGGGCATGAGCGGGGCGCCCGTTGTGCTGCAAGGAAGGATCATTGGGGTCGCGGTAGCCAAGAACCTGGCCGGAGATAAGGGGTGGGCGATTGCCGTAGAAAAGATCGCGGAGGAATGGGCGGAGGATTTCAAGTGAAGGCATCGCTCGAGCTTTTGAAACCGGAGTGGGACGATAACCCGCACGGCTGGCCGTGGCCACCCCGTGAAAACTATTACGAATGGTACGTCCTTTGGGCCGCCCTTATGCGGCCCGCCAGGATCCTGGAGATCGGTGTGCTCTACGGGTGGAGCATAATGGCGATGCTCGCAGGCCATCCGGCTACGCAGGAGGTCGTGCTCGTGGACGACGGTTTGATGAAGGTCTTACCGGGCGAAGCCGCAATCCGTATCTCGAATTTCCGGGCGCGGGTGGGGCATACGACCCCCTTGTTAATCAAGCCGGTGCTGCTTAACACGCTTGGCGTCAACTCGTTGCCCGTCAATGGGAAGTTTGACATCATTCACGTCGACGGGCACCATAGCCCCTACGGGGTCTGGCACGACCTCGAGTTGAGCCACAAGTACCTATGGAACGATGGGATGATTATTGTGGACGATCTTTCGCTCGATTCAGTCCGGCCCGGCGTGCTCAAGTGGGAAGGCGAGCATCCGGAGTTTCGGGTGATGGAGGTCAGCACGGCGCAACGCCACCATCTTTTATGGAAGGAGCCGTCATGAGTTGCTTCACTGTTGACCGTGACTTCCCCTACTATTGTGGCGGGTGCATTGCCGGGCAAGGCTGCCTCTATAAGGAACGGGTCTTACTCGGGGAGATTGTCCAGGTCCTCGCGGGGACCGTCATAAAAAAGAAAGATGAGGTCTCGGATGGATTGGGAGAGGCACGAAAAGAAAACGGGTCGTAAGCGGGAGGACTCGCGCGTGGGCGCAGGCGCGTGGGCAGGCGCAGGCGTGCGCCTGTACTGGTTCTGGCGCTGGGCATGGACCTTTTGTCCCTGGCGTATTGTCCGGCGGGACGGAAATCTTAATAACATCGTGCGGAGGATGGCAAAGAAAAAATGGAGCGGGAAGATTTAAGGCAGCTCTTGCAAGATGTCGGAATGATGCTTCTCGCAATGGATAACGCGGAGGGTTTGCGGCGAGGTTTGGTCCAACCTGAACGTAAACCGAGCCATTTGACCGAAAGAGTGTTTGCCGCGTTAAAATCGATGAAGGATGGGTGCTGCGGTGGCGTATGCCGCTGCCACAAAAAGGGGATATCCGATGGCTAGGGCCAGCAAGAAGATTTTTTGCTCATGATAGGGGTTCGTCCGTGGATATCTATACCACCTCAGAGTGGCTCATGTCTCGCTATGCGCCGAGCCTGGTTCTCCGCAGGAAGCTTGCACCATCGGGGAGCTATTACACCGGCGACGAACCTGAAAGACCCGTCCGTATCCAGTGGTGGACTGGTGATGGGCTAACCACCCTTCTTCACGAACTCGGGCATCACGTTCTTCGCCACAACCAAAAGGTATCATGGCGAGCTGAAATTATGGAAGAGGTCGAAGCCTGGTTGTGGGCTGAAAAGACGGCACGGCTCGAAAAGATTGACTTCGATTACAAGATGGCAGAGGAAAGCTTCGCGGGGTATTTTACGAGCGCGAAAAGGCGTCAAGCAGTATCCATTATTTGGCGATGGAGGAACGGCAACGGAGGGCGTCATGGCGATTGAATTCGAAGGCGTCAAATGGTTAGCAACACTGGGCGTCGGCGGCGTTCTTGCCGGAGGCATGTTCCTGTTTTACCGCAAGGACTCGAACGATAAACACAAGCGCGTGGAAGATGTGGCGAAGGACAACGGGGAGCTGACGAAGCTGTGCATCGGCGTCATCGAGAAGAACGGTGAGGCCTACGTCAAGGTTGCGGAGTCACACGCCAAGCTGGCTGCAGCGGTCGAACAAATGACGGACCTTTTGTGGCGGATGAAAAACGGTGGGTAGAACCTACTGGGTGGAGTTAAGGGAGGTAGAGCCATGGGAGTTATCGTTGAGTCTTTTTCTACGGCGGGTTTCACAGTAAGCGGCGGCCCATACACAATTACCAAACCAGCCGGGGTCGTCGACGGCGAGCAGCTTCTCTGGATCGTCGAATTTGAGGACGAGACGAGCGCTCCGCTGGCGGGTCCGGCCATCGTCACTCCGGCGGGGTGGACTAAGCTTGGAGGCAGCGACAACTTCCAACCGTATCACTCGTGGGCGGTATTTAGCCGGATCGCTTCCGGAGAACCTGCGGACTATGCCATCACCATTGCGGCTCCGGAGAACAACGACAACGGAATGATAATGCTACGACTCTCGGGGGACGACCCGATGGTTCCGATTGTGTTTGGTAACACCGATGCGACCGAAGTGTGTCCGTCAATCATCGCGACCGCAATAGCCTCAGCGGTGTTTCGCGGGCAGGGTCGAGGTAGTGCAACATCTCTAGCCTGCCCCGCCGGGACGAGTTCGGTTGCAGCACGAGATCAGTCCTTCGGAGGTTCGGTCAGAGTATGCCGAGGACCAGACGTGGGTGTCGGAGCCACCGGCACGGCGGCATTCGACGATGGCGTCGGTACGCTTGGCCATGCGTTTACGCTAGCCGTTGCCGCGCTAGCTGCTGGCCACGGCGGTTCCGCTGGCGGCCATCCGATCTTGGCTTCCGGGCGGGAGCGCATCCAGCGTGGTGAAAGAATCCAAAACCCCTACCACGGCGATTACTACGACGAGTTGGGAAGAAGGAGGTAGGCTATGCCAGACGTTACTTTTATCGCGGCTAGCCATAACACAGAGCTTTCCGGAAACGTCGTGGTTACGAACCCGGCAGGACTCGTGGCCGGAAATTTGCTTCTTGCTGTTGCGGGGGATGCTGAAGGTGGGCAGGCCGTGAATGTCCCGGCTGGTTTCACGCCGATCTTTACCCATAACGATCCGGGCAGCGGGTGCTCTCCTGCCACGAACGGCCCGCGTCTTCAAGCCGGTTGGAAGGTGGCCACGGCGAGCGATGTCTCAGCAGGATCGTTTACTTTTATCAGCTCCGGTTTCCGCGCGTCTTGTGCTCTGCTCTCCTTTATCGGATACAATCCGGCAAACCCCATAAACACCTTTGCCGTGGTGCAAGACAATACCATTAACGCTCCGAGCGTGACAACGACCGCCAACGGATGCCTGCTTATCCGGATCAAGAAGGCTGGTAGTGGATGCTTTAGCACGCGCACGCCTGGCTGCGCGGGAACCTCTCCTGCGGGTCATACCTTGCGAAGTGAGCTATGCAGCTTTACGGAGATGGCCGTCCACACAAAAGACGCGGTGGTTTCTCAGGGCATTCAGCCCGTTGTCGTTTTGGATGTGGGCGGTGCATACGCTTTACCGTATCACCTGGGAGCAACGGTTGCCATTGAACCGGCTCCGCAAGGCCATGGTGGGAAGATACTTGCAAGAGACTTCTGGGGTGAGCTTAGGAGATGACGACCGAGCTTCCGATTGTTATTGAAGAAGAGTTATACCCGTGGCAATCGGATTTCCTTGGCATAGGGGCGGAAGGTGTCGTGTACGACCTTCCACCTTTCAACTTTGCAAAGTGCGGAACGAAAGCGGGGAAGACTGCCGGATGCGCGTTGGGGATGTTTATCCGGATGTTGAATCGACCAGGGACGCGGTATTGTTGGACCGCGCCGGTGAACAAGCAAATCGAACCGACCTGGAATCGGTACTTCCGGCCTTTAATCCAAAGCATCCCGAAGTCTTACCTCCGAGTCAAAGATTCGTATGGCATGTGGTCGGTCGAGGTAAAGCATACCGGCTCGGCCATCTTACTCAAGTCCGGTGATGAACCGTGGAACCTGCGGGGTGACGCTTTCCATGGGGCGGTAATTGACGAGGCAGCTCATTACCCGCTTGAGTCGTATTTCTCGATCCTGACTAACCTGACCGATAACGCCGGGACGATGTGGGCTATCTCGACCCCGAAAGCCTTCCGGTACAAGGTGGGTCAGTCCTGGTTCGACTCCGGTTTCGCCGAAGGGTTACGGCAAGAGCGATCCGGATTAACCGGAGAGGCTCGGACGCACCGATCCTTCCGGGTGCCGACATGGAGCAATCCGAAGCCGGAGATTCAAAAGTGGGTCAGGATGATAAAGGCAATGGCCGAAAGCGGTACGTTGCCGGGCGGCCTGACCCACTTCCGGAGGGAGTACGGCGCCGAGGATGTTGAAGGCGACTCGGCTGTGTTCCGGTTCATTGACAAGTTGCATACCGGCCAGCCGGAGGCGGCGGCGAAGCCAAATGCGCCTTACGTGATGGGGTGGGACCCGGCGGCTACCCAGGACGCGTCGGTTATATCGGTTTGGGACTCGCACGCGAAAAAGGAAGTGTGGCTCGAGATCATGCTGCGGGTTCCCATCGACTCTCAGTACGAAAGGGTTACGGCCTTATACAAGAGGTATAACAAACCGATGGGGCAGGTAGACGCGACTTCGATGGGCGGTGATCTGATCATGAACGATCTCCGCAAACGGAACCTCCCGCTCCGTCCGGTCAAGTTTAACAACGCCAACAAAGCTCAGTACGTTCAGATGCTCGCGCAGGCGTGCGAGCGTGAAGAGCCCAGGTTCTTGAACGATCCGATTGCAAAGGCTGAGATGGAGGCCTTTGGGTACGAGATACTTCAGAGCGGCGTGATCCGGTACTGTGCGCCGGAGGGCCAACGGGATGATACCGTGACGGCCCGTATGCTAGCCTGGAACGAGATAGCAACTGGCGGCGTGCAAGTTTTTTAGCAGAAAAACTTAACAAGGAGGAGCCGTGAACCTGTTTCTGTTTTTTGCTGTGCTCGCAATGCTCGGGTTCGGCGGGTGGTGTATTTTTACTGCCCTTGTTGGGATTAGTCCAAAAAAGGAAGAGCGGACCTGGGAACGGCTAACGGTTTTTTGGGTGGGGAGGATCTTGCTCGCCTTTCTTGCGTTTGATCTCATCCTGGCGGCGAGCTGGGGTACAATGAGACTGATCCTCTACATCCTCGCTGCCAACTAGACGGGGGGTAAGCATGGCGCCGTTGGACTTTTTCGATGTAGTCCGTGCGATGGGGCTGAACATCCCGCCCGCAAAAGATGATACCGATCCATCGTTTTTGAGAGTTGTTGGGTCAACACTCGGGGGCTTTGCTCCGCAGCCGAAACCGGACGACTTTACAGACCAGATGAAGGCGTTCCGGGTCTCGGCGCTCGTTTTCCGGTGCGCCCAGTTATGGGCTGAAGCGTTCATGCAGGCGCCCGTGCGCGTGTGGAGACGCAGGAACCGGCGCATGGTTGAAGAGATCACTTCCGGGCCGGTTTGGTCAGTCCTCGAAGAGATCAACGGCGTTTACAGCATGCACGAATGGATGTATATCAACATCGTCAACCTGGCCTTGACCGGAAACGCCTACACGTGGAAGGTCCGGAGCCGCCAGGAAAAGGTTGTGGAATTGTGGCCGCTCCGCCCGGATGAGATCGAGATTGCTTACGACCCCACCTTCGACCCCAGGGGGAAGCTCCGATACGACTGGCGTCCGGTTTCAACCGGGGGCTTTACGGGTAAAGGCGGGCCGTGGCATTTTAAGTCCTCGAGCATCCTCCATCTTCGGTTGCCCTCACCCCTCTCCCCCGTGTTTGGCCAAGGGCCGGTGCGCCCTTCGCATGATGACATCCTTGCAGACCAGCAGGCCAAACGTACCACCCTCTCCTGGCTGGCGAACGACGGGGTGCCCGCCGGGGTGCTTCAAACCGACCAAACCTTGACCCAGGACCAGGCGGAGCTTATCAAGGAGCGGTGGCGGGAGTCCCACGTCGGCCCGGACAGGCGCGGAAAGGTTGCCGTGCTGGGGGCCGGGACGAAGTTTGTGCCCATCGTGGTGACCCCCAAGGACATTGAGTGGCTCAACCAACGCAAGCTCTCGCGGGCGGGCATTTTGACCGCCTTCGGTGTGCCTCCGATCTATGCCGGGATGGAGGGTGAAAACTTTGCAAACCGTAAAGAGCAGCGGATGCTCTTCTGGCAGGACACTATCCGGCCAAAGCTCCGGTTGATCGAGGCCCAGCTTACCGAATTTCTGATGCGGGACTTTGATCCGGAGTACGTGTGGGTCTTTGACGAGAATAAAGTTGACGCCTTTATCGATCTTATCGCTGGCCGTATGGATGCAGCGGTCACGGCTGCCGATCCGATGACCCGGATCATGAAACCTTACGAGGTTCGCCAGCGGTTGCTCGGCATCGAGGAACGGTACGAGGGCGACGACAAGTGGTTTGTGCCAACGAGCCTTGTTACAGACGATATCGTGCTGGAAGGAAAAACCTTGCCGCAATTTGGACCTCCTCCCGGCTTCGGCGGCTTCCCAGGCGCGGGCGCGGAAGGGCCACCGCAAGCCGAGGGTGGGGCAAAGCCCCCCGAGGGCGAAAAGCCTCCGCAAGGCGCGGAGAAACCCGTGCCGACCGAAAAAGATGCATCGCATGCGGCCCGGCGCCTGGCCAAGCTGGAAACCTCAGTCGCAAAGCAACGGCGCCTCGAGCGGCTCTTTGTGATGGACATCGGACAGTATTTCGGGCGCCTTAGCACTCGGGTAAAGCGGGCTCTGACTGCAGGTCGTGCGCCGACAGATGTAATCGATGAGAGCACGCTGGCCAGGATCATGCCGCCGAACGACGAATTAGCGGAAGAGCTTCTCGGCCTGTCCAAGTCCTACATTGAACAATCGTTCATGAGTGGGTACGAGGAAGGCGTCAACGACCAGGAGAAACCGTGAACAAGCTCACCAAGGCATTTTTCGTCGAGCCTGGTGAGACCTTAACGCGGATGGTTGAAGAGTACGTCCGCGAACGGTCTGTTCAGTACTCCCCTCCCATTGCCGACACCCTTGTCCGGGCATTGCGTGAAGAGCTTGCGCGAGGCATTTCCCTGGGTGAGCGGATCTCCGACCTAACCCGACGTGTTGACCGTGTCCTTGTAGACCAGGGGCCTATGCGGGCGGAAAGGATCGTCCGGACCGAAGTTCTGGGCGGTTTTAACCGTGGAAGCTTTGATAGCTATAAGTCGTCCGGGCTAGTCGAGCAAAAAGAATGGGTTACTGCACGCGACCCCCGCGTGCGCGGTACGGACCCACGCGATGAATTTAACCACGTCAATGCCGACGGACAAGTTGTTGGTGTTGACCAACCCTTCACCGTCGGTGACGAGCAACTCATGTATCCCGGAGATCCGGTCGGAAGCCCCGGAAACATAATCAACTGTCGGTGCGCCATGCTTCCCGTCCTGGGACCTGAGCCGATTGCAGAGGAGCCGCCGGTAGCTGAAGCCGAGGCTGAAATTGATGTTACGGGTATTCCGATACGGGCAACGGATACGGAGGTCGAGGCGTTCCTGTCCCGGCGGTCAAAGATTAGCCAAGGAGAGGTCCGCTCCGCCGTCCGGAGAGATCGCAAAGAAGAGCCTTTTAACCAGGAAGCTTTTGATCGAGCGGTAAAAGAAAAGACTGCAAACTGGAAAAAGCGTCAAAAAGACTACCTAGACCGCGCTATGAATGTGAAATGGTTCAGGGACAAAGCCATGATCCCTGACATGATGGACAACGTCAGTCAAATAACCGCGTCAGACATGGGTGACAAAGATTCTTACGCCGACTTCAATCCTACGAGCCGCCTAATCCGTATGAATTATGACGTGATGGCGAAGAACCGCGATTCGGACAGGCAGATTGCGAGACACCACGCGCATGAGCTATTTCACAATCTTTCGTCGAATCGGAAGTGGCAATATACCGAGTTCGGTGGTCTAATATGGGACAAGGAACACCCTGAGGCGGCAAAAATCTATGGCTTCTGGCGCGACGCGGTCGACAAGACTATCAGTGTAATGCGAGAGAAAGATACGTCTAAGGGCAAACAAATTGCCGATAAGTTGGAACAGATAAAGCGGTCGCACGGCGCCAGGTTTGGGAGGTCTTACGAGGAAGGCATTGGCAAATACTATAAGGACATCAGTTGGTATATCCCGAACAAAAAGATCGGGATTGATCGTTCGTACTCGCTGCATTCGCCTCATGAATTCGCGACAACGATGTACGAATTGTACGTGGATAACCCCGACATGCTCAAAAAGATCAATGAGCCGGTCTTTAACTTTTACGACAGCTACTATAAGACAGGCGTGTTCAAAAGGATAATCGAAATTCTTCGGAGGGCTGTATGGCAATCGAAGGGCTCATTGTTAATGCGCGAGGCGAGACGGTTGGCCGCTACCGAGCCGACGAGAACGCCATAACGCTGGACGTCCCTAACGTCGAGCTTCGCAATAGGTTTAAGGAAGGGATGCGGCGCGAGTGGGGCGCTATCGTGGGCAACCTGACCGGCGATTCTATCGGCGAGCTTCGGTCCTTTAAGCGCCCGACCGGGCTTTCGACCCTTGACAACTTCAATGAAATGATTATCCACATGGGGTTCATCCTAGACGATCCTGAGGAGGTTGCGTAATGCCACAAGAAGTGCCGTTCCTCGACCTCCCGCCCGAAACGCCACAACCGCTCGTGTTCGGTCGTATGTACCTGATGAACGCGGAGCGGTACGGTGTTTCTCTGCTGTGCGGGGGCATCGACGACACGTCGGCCTCGCAAATCGTGACCGAACTTTTCTATCTTTCATACATGCACCGAAAGCCGCCTCTGCTGGTTATCAACTCCCCCGGCGGTGGGTTCGAGGCGGCGTTAAGCATCATTGACGCAATGGAATCGCTGCCCGGCGGGGTGGCGACCCTGGTGTGTGGTGAGGCATGCTCGGCAGCGCTTTTGATCTTCATGGCGGGTACTAAGGGGGACCGGTGGATAAGCACAACCGCGCAGCTTATGTCGCACCACTACTCGACGGGGATGCACGGGTCGGGCAAGGAAATTAAAGCAGAACAGAAAAGGATGAAATACCTGGACGGCCTGATGGAAAGCCTCTACACGAAATACTCGGGGCTTCCCTTGCGGGCTATCCGGTCGCTTCTCAAGACGGAATCGTCCTGGATTACCCCACAAGAGGCGGTCAAGAAAGGGATGGCCGATCACGTCGGGGTCGACATCCTGAAGCAATACCTGACGCGGGAGGCGTAATGCCGCAAGCGTTTGACGAGTGCAACGAGGCTGGCGGGCGTATCCGGACCATAACGTCGGGTCCGAACGAGGGTCGTCTCATCTGCTGCCGGGGTGGAAATGGATGCGTGCTCGGGCATGTACGGAAGGGTGCCGGGACCGGCCCAGCCTGGGACCGTGGGCTTTTCTTTTGCGACTGCAAGGTGCTAGGCAGGGTCTACGTTGAGAAAGACAACCCGGACCAAGCCCGTGATGCGGGTGGCATGTTCACGAGCACGGGCGGAGGTGGGAACGGTGCCGGTAACAAAACGCCGGTCGGTCCCTTGGATCTTGGCAGGGTAAAGTCTCTCCAGGCGGATCTTCAGCAACGGGCAGGCGGGGCATTGGACCGTGGTAGGCGGCAAGATGGTGGGCCTATGTCAAGAAACCAGCATGATGCCGCTTTCGCTCTTGGCTACCCGGCCAGGGGAGCCTCGGATGCTACTCTTGCGATGGCCCAACGGATTGAGACGGGCAGCTCCAGAGATGCTATGCTAGAGGCTGTCGGGTCGCAAACGTCATGGCACATGTCTCCGTTCAGCGCCGTTGAGGAGTGGGATGCTGCTACGCGCCTTGGTGGTAATACAGACGTTCCGAAAGGAGGCCAAGGCCTGGCTGGAGTGAAGGAGCGTCTGGCGGGTGCGCCTAGCTCGACCTTCGCGCATGATGACTACAAGCGCATGGACGAAAAAACCTTAACCGCTTTTCACGAGAGACAGAAAGCCCACCAGGACTTTTTCCGGAGTCAGCACGGAAACGAAGTTACGGTTTACCGAGGCATCAAAGGTCCGCAAGCCAGAAAGATCAAACTGGCTGGTCCTGGTGATGATGTAGAAGTAGCAACCCACGCCCTTTCAAGTTGGAGCACGTCATCTTATGACGCGGGAGAGTTTGCGGGTAAGAGCGGGGTCGTTTTGGAAACGACCGTCAAGGCTGAGGACATTTGGTTTACAAGCAAGCTGGGCGCTCGTGGCGTTATCCGATTTATAGAGGATCGAGAAGAAATTGTAGCCTTGAACCGATCTAACACCGTGAAAGCCAAGTATGTCGGACCCGGCCACAAACCGGAACGACGGACGGGATTGATCTGATGCCTATTTTCTTGGACATAGACGAAAACGAACTCCGGGAATGGCACCAGCTATTCCAGGCTGAACGGGTATCGAAAGATATGGAGAAGGTCGGCGACGAGCCGCGCCGGGTCAGCGGTTCGCTAGAAACGGCAGACGGTGAAACTGTTGGGACATTTACCGCCGATGAGGAAGGGATCTTGCTTGACGTTGCAGAAGCCTGGCGTGAAATGCTTCAGGACGGTCTTGACACGGAGTGGGCCGTGCGCTCGCACGGTGAAGAAATTTCACAAGTGATCCGTCGAGGCCGTCCAGAAAGCATCGATTCGCTTGACTTCTTTCTGGAAATGATTCAATCGTTTGGCTTGGTGGTGGCAGATGTTTCCGAGGACGTCCAAAAGGACAATCCTGACCAAGCCCGTGATGAAGGCGGGCAGTTCACCAGCACTGGAGGCGGCGGCACGGGCGCAGGCCAAGCCGAAAGGGGAAAGCCGCCAAAGCAGTTTAGTCCTTTGCAGGCAAAAGCATACTTGAACAGAACGGTCAAAGGTAAACAAGGTGAACAGTTTCGCGCCATCATAGCTGACTCTCAAAAAGAGAGCCCCGAAATTTGGGACAAGATTCTGAATGATTCACTAACGGCAGGCATTAAAAAGATTGAGATGGTCGATTTACCAGAAGACACGTCTGCTCAGTGGCTTCCAGATGGAACCATTCAGGTTAGCGAAGCAGATGCGGTGCTCGATGAGCTTCCTGAAACCATAGGCCATGAAATGTTCCACGAGGTGCAAGCCGGACGAGGCTGGATGGGAAGAGAGGGGTCTCACGAGTGGAACATGAAAAATCCTGAGGCTGCAAAAGTTCACTCAATGTGGCTGAAGGTGGTCGACAAAGCCCGTGCCCAGATAGAAGGTTATGGTTCACGTGAGGCTATGCGTTACCTGAAGAAGTTTGACAAGGAAAGAGCAAAACCTGGGTTCGGACTGACTTACAAACCGTGGATGGATACAGACGGGATGATGATGTACCTTACCCGGACCAAGGAAATTGGGGTCCGAGCCTATTCTTTGCACTCCCCGCATGAATTCAGCGCCACGATGTTCCAGGAGTATCTGAAATTTCCGGGTGAGTTGAAGAAAGCTAACCGGGAAGTCTATGACTTTTTCGACGGTTTTTACAAGGAGGGGATTTTCAAAGACAATCCCGACCAGGCTCGCGATGAAGGTGGGCGTTTTTCGAGCACGGGCGGCACGGGCGACCTTCCAGCGTCCGAAGGGGCTAGCGCTGCCGAGCGTAAAACCCCTCGCCTAAAGGAAGGGCGTCGGCTAGGCGCCGAAGAGCCGAACGGCACGGCGCCCGATGTGGACTGGTCCTCGCAGGATCTGCAAGACAACGCCCGGACCATTACGGCGGAATCCATCCGTCAGACCTACGCCAACTCAGGTGACCGGATGGAGCCGGTTGTTTACCAGAGCTACGTTGCCCTGAACGCCCTTGAGGAGACCCTTTCCGAGGAGGAAGAGGAAGCCGAAGAGTTAAGCCCACTTTGGATTGAGGATGCTGGGTCGCGTCCGTCACGGTCGGTGTGGACGCCGATTAAGATAGCCGTACACGGTGACGCGGGAAACGTAAGGGTCGAGATACTTGACGGTAATCATCGGGTTAAGTTTTGGCGGGACCACCTTGACTTTGATGAGGCGCCCGCATGGGTGCTGGACTACCGAAGCGTGGCCGGTGCAAAACGTCGGGAAAAACCTGTCAGAAAAGACCTGGAAGATGTAGAAGCCTTCCAGCTTTCGATCTTTGACTTGTTGGTCAAGGATAACCCCGACCAAGCACGGGACGAAGGGGGCCGTTTCACCAGCACCGGGGGCGGGGGGTTTGTCTCCGTTGCGGCCAGCGAGGTAAGACCCGGCACGGCTATGGTCTACGGCGGCGGACTACGGCCAGACCAGCGGCAGGCAGGCGGCGCTCCCTTACGCGGGGATGAGGCCATCTCGTGGGACGACAAGCGGATACCGGACACGGTGTATCACATGACGACAAACCTCCCTGCCGTGGAACGGGAGGGGCACCTTCGCGCAGGCGGGCAGGGGGGCCTGGGCGGGGACCCGCAGGACCAGGTTGTGTCCATGACCATCGACCGGGGGTTTGCGGAGCAAATGACCAGCGATATGAAGTTTTCTGTCCAGTATGCCCAGAAGTTTTCCGAGGGTAGCCCAAAGTGGGACTTCGATGAGAAGCAAAGTAAATGGGTTCCGACAAACATGTCCGTCGGTGAAGCAGCGGCCCGTATAGAGGCAGCGATAACTATGGTCCGGGCACGGGCGGAGACGGAAAAGTGGGAATACCACCCGGAGATCGGGCTCGGAGCGACTATTGCCGCCAACATCGAACGAGGGTTATTTACGACGGAGAAGGACATCTTGTCGCGGTACTACCAGTACCGGCAGAACCGGACGGAGTTGGTCGATCCGCTTATCTATACCTCGTTGAAGGATCTTGCCAAGCTCGACCCGGAAAAGATTGGGGTGGTAGCCGTTCCAAAGGCCAATCTGAACAACGGAGCGCTGATCGTCGACTTTGACTTGAGGAACCGCTTCGGTCTGAAGGAGATCCGTTCCTACGGTGACGTCCCGCTGCGAGGCGCGGAGTTTAGGAAGGCCGCCTCCTGGGACGAAGTGGAGAAGGACAATCCTGACCAAGCCCGCGATGCAGGTGGGCAGTTTACCAGCACGGGTGGTGGTGGCGGTAACGGGGGAACCGCTGATGCAGAAAAGCCAACGCTCCGAGAGCGTGTCAATGGGACCCCGACGAAAGGTTTTACAACCAAGGTCCGAAACGGGGTCGCCCTGGTTGACGACCATTTGATCCGAGGGATTAGGAATGCGGGAGTCACCCTTCAATTTCGGGGCTACGGTATCCCCGGACACCCCAATGCTACGGGGCTGTGGAGAGGGTCTACCAGCCAAATATCCGTTGCCGAGATAACCGGAAAAGGGCAGGTCAACTCTGACGGAGGCACCGTGGCGATCCATGAAATTGGCCACGCGATCCAGTCGGTTTATGGGGACAGGCTGCAGGATGAGATACGGGAGATCAGCGATGCTTTTGAAAAGGCTTACGCAAAGCTTCCTGACTGGGAAAAGCACGGGATGACGCATTATAATCTAAACGAGAGGGAACGCTGGGCAAGAACTTTTGAACATTTCTTCGCGAAGAGGACCGTTAGCCTGGCCAAGAGCACGTTCGCGAGAAAGTTTGCCGAGCCGGTCCGCATCATGACGGCAGCTTTGGAAAAACTAAAGGAGATAAAGTGATCCGTATATTTACAGCACCCGAACCTGAAGAAGGCCGTTACGGTGTAGCTCTAACGGAGGACGGGATTGTTCTCGGCGGCGAGTTTGACCTGCCCGAAGAACAAGCCGCTCTTCGTGACGGCTGGTACTCCGACGACTGGGAGCCAATAGAACCGCCGGTAGTCGACACGTCCCCGCTCGAGACCGAACGGTCCTCCGCGCAAAAGGCCTTCTGCTCCACGGGGGAAGGCGGGAGCGTTGATGGGTTAGATAACGATCTCGATAAGTTTTTAGAAGCCTGTGAACAACGTTCTTGCGTCCACATGGATACTGAAGGGGGCACCCTGCGCGGAGCCGCGCAACGCGCGTGGCACGAGAACTGGTGGCAATCCTACCCAGTGTCCGGGCGGGGAGAGTTTGTGTACCAGCGGCACGAAGGTCAAGGAAAAAGCCACGGCGACTTGCGGCTCTCGGTCGATGGTCCCGACCGCGTTTTTCTTGCTGGCGTTTCGGTGTTTGCTACGAACCATGACGGCATCTTCAAAGATGATGCGCCCATCTTGGCTGCCTTTAAGCTGCCGCAGCCTGTGGGGTGGATTGATATAGGCAAGCAATCGCCCGCGCAGGTGGGCGAGGATATGTTTACCGTTGTCGACCACGGGACGTATGAAATAGGAGTATGGCGGCAAAACAGCATCGAGGTGTTCCTAAAGGGTCGGAAGATGACGGGTCGGTTTATAATCAAGAGTGTACCGTTTGAGGGCCGCAAGGTATGGGTCATCGTGCGGCCAGCCGACCAGACCCCCTTTGCGAAAAAGCATAGCCTCGAAGAAGAAGTGCGGGACCAAAAAATGAAGGGACACCAATACGTTGTCTGGGCTGAACCCGGAACTGGTCCTAAGCTCATCGACGTGCGGAGGTACGGAGCATGAGTGAGTGTAAACACGTTGAGATCGACGGCCAGGTCTATTGCTTCGCGGGCATGAGGAAAGACTTTGACGAAACCAAGCACCCCCGCGACGAACGCGGGCGCTTCGGGGAGGGCGGAGGAGGCCGCGAAGAGGAGGACACCGAGCGCGAGCGGACGGAGGAGGGTCGGGAAGCTGCTGCAGAGGCCAGGGAAGAAGCAAGGGCGTTGGGCGGCGGCGTTGTTACCCGCGAGGACCGGGGGAAGCTAGAAGATCTCTCAGGTAAGTTTCGGGAAACAACGGACCGAGGTGTTCTGGAAACCGTCCAGCAAGGTTTAACCGACATCCTCGTTTCGAAGTATCCCCAGTTAGGTCTGCTCGAAGCCGACACCCCGGACGGAAAGAAGCCTCTGAAGGAGGCTCTGGCGGCTGCGGGAAAACATATTGCCGCAGCAGCTAGGGAAAAAGGTAAAGTGTACCAGGAGCACTTTTCACGAGCGCGGGATTTTGTCCAGAGCGTTTTTGACAGTCTTGCGCCTGCGCCTTTCAAGATCGGCGAAGGGACTCTTGCTACCGTGGAACTACGAGGTGCGGATATGGAATGCAGACACGTTGAGATCGGCGGGGTGACGTATTGCTTGGACAAAGCTGAATGGGATACTCCGATGCTACCCGCCACTTCGGGGCAAACACTGGAAGAACAGGAAAGCCTCAAGCAACCGAAGGAAGAGGTTGGGTACACCGAAGACCCAGGCGGCGACCAAATATGCAAGAATTGCTGGTTTTTCTCAACGCCGGGCAGTTGCCAAATTGTCCGGGGGCCGATTCGTCCGCAGGATTGGTGCCGCCTGTTTACAAGCTATGAAGACCGGATGGCCAAAGACAATCCGGACCAAGAGCGTGATGAAGGAGGCCGGTTTTCGCCTACCGGAGGCGGTGCAGGCGGTGGCCGAGCTTTCCATCCAGGCCGGAGCCGGTCTACCACGGGAGGCGCTAGCGGCTCAGGCAGGGCACAACCTGCTGGTCCGAGCATGAGACAACGGGAAAACTTCCCGCCGATGACGGTTGCTGTGAGAGTAGAGGTTGATAGGCTCGGACATGCAAACCGTAACATCGGGGGGAAACCTATACGTTCGTCCATTGATAGGCAGGCTGAAAATTTGGACACGTTTCATACGAGCCTGAGCGATTTTGTTGATAAGCACCCACACTTGGGAAAACTGGAAATTCGGGCGCCGAGTGGAGTAAGGAGTGCGGTCGGGAGGAGCTTGGACTGGGTTGCAGACGGCGTCCGAACAGCACAAGACAGATCCAAGGGTCAAACCGAAAGATTTGAAGCCTTTACCGATGCTCGTGCTCGTATGGTGGACATTTTGGATCGGGTCAAAAATGAGGGGAGCTGGAAGCCGCAAGGAGGACCAGGCCGGGGGGCTTTCAGGAAAGATGCCGGGACCGGCCAGATAACACGAAACATCCCGCTATTGAAAGCCGCACCGGACGGAAGCTTTGTGCTGGCGCCCGTGCTCGTGCCGGAAGAGGTTGATCTGGAAGGCGATATCATTTCTGCTGAAGAGATCGAACGTGCGGCCTACGACTTTATGGAGGCGTTCCAGCAAGTCGGACTGATGCACGACCGGATGTTGACTGACAAGGATGTTGTGCTCGTCGAAAGTTATATTTCCCGTGTTAAGATGAACATCGATGGGCATGAGATCAAACCAGGTACTTGGCTGGCGGGCTTCCGCATACATAATCCCCGAATCCGCCTGGCGATTGTCGAAGGAAAGTTGACGGGCGTTTCGATTGGTGGTAAAGGAATCCGGACGCCGGAGGAGGAAAAATGAGCGACAAGGAAACGCCGAAGCGTAAGCGGGTTACTGGTTTAGAAGTCCACGAGATCTCGTTGGTGGACCGCCCAGCGGTGCCAGGCGCAAAGTATATCATCATGAAGCGTGCAAAGGGCAACGCAGAGGCGATCCAGAAGGGGGCCGAGCAGAAGATTCCCATCGAAGTGATCGAGAAGATTTGCCCCCCGTGCGCAGCAAAAATGCGGGAAAAAGGATTCAAAGCTATCGTGGCAAAACAGATGCCTCCGCAAATGCTGGAGGGATTGTGTGACAGCTACGGTGCTGAGGAAGGGTTCCGGACCCGGTGTATGGAAAACATTTCCGGGGTCGACGACCCAGGCGCGTTTTGCAACTGGCTCGAGAACGAGTGCCACGGCACCTTCGAAAGCAGGGCGAAGTGTGAGAAGTGCGGTCGTGCGAAGGCGTTCTACGATGACGAAGAGTGCCCTGAAGACATGTACGGGCGGCACCGGATGAATTACGCCGGGCCGCGTGCGGGTGAAGACCCGATTGATTATTTGCAGAGGTCGGTCGGTCTCCTAGTCGCCTTGCGGCATGCGTACCCCGAGAGCGTTCGCGCTTCGATTCTGCAACTTGATGACCTCATAGTTACAGAGGCGAAGAAAAAGCGCGAAGAGCCGCCCAAAGGGCAGGAGGGGGAAAGAGACAATCCGAAGGAGGGCGAGGAGAAGAAGGCCGATGATGCAGGGGCCAAGCCGGGAGAGTGTCCCGAGGGCATGACGTGGGATCCGAAGGAAGCGAAGTGCATGCCCGCAGCGGCGGAGAAGAAAGCCGCCGAGGAATGCCCGGAAGGGCAAATGTGGGACCCAGGTCGCTCCATGTGTGTTCCGAAACCGGAAGGTGAGATGGCGAAGGTCGCCGATGGCGCCGTCCAGCTTACCCCGGAGCAAGAGGCTCGAGTTGACGCGCTCATCGCGTCGTTTAACCCAGCGCCCGCTTCGAAATAGTGGGCGCTTCGAAGGAGAGAGGCCATGACTGAGACTGCCAAGCTCGTAACTCTGTTGGAGGCGCAGGCCAAGTCCATCCAGGATTTGACCGCCGGGGTGGGAGCCTTCAAGGAAGAGGTCAAGAGCCAGTTCGCAGCGGTCGATACGAAGATCGAGAAGGCGTCGGCGATTTACAAGGATGACGCCGGGCGGAGCATCGCAGCGCCGTACATGACCAGGGGTTCGGTTGGAAAGGACAGCCAGCCTCTGCTCATCACCAACGTCCTCCGGAGCCTCCGGGTGAAGGACTGGTCGTTGGCCAAGAACGAGAAGGAGATGTCCGACAAACTGACGGCCATCGGGTACAATACCGCCGAGATGGGGGGCGTTCTGTTCCCCATGGCGCCTGAGCATATCCCCGATGAGCATGCCCCGCTCCGGGAAGAGATCTCGAAGCGGCTCAGCCTCGAGGCCCTCGACTACGGCGAGGTCGCGTGGTTGCTCAAGAAGTTTCCTTCCGTAGCCAAGGCGTTCGACCTGCTCTACAAGGACCTGAAGCTGGGCGATGACACGCTCGGCGGGTTCTTGGTTCCGATTGTGCAGGCCGACCGCGTGATCGACCTACTCCGGAACCGTGTTGTGCTGCAGCGTGCCGGTGCAACTGAGATCTCGCTGCCGCCTTCCGGGAACGTGAGCTGGCCAAAGTCCACCGGTGACCCCACCTTCGGTTGGGGCGATCCGGACCGGACGGTTGACATCAGCGTCTCGGATTCCGCGTTTGGGATGCTCCGCTTCATCGCCAAGCAGTTGGCCGGGGCGGTTGCCATCCCGAATGACCTGATCCGGTACAGCTCCCCCTCGGTTGAAGTTGTGGTCCGCCAGATGCTGGCGAGCCGCGCAGCCGTGGTTGAGGATGCAGCCGGGTTTAGCGGTGCCGGTACGAGCTTTGAGCCGAAGGGGATTCTGAACTATGCAACCTCCCTGACCCCCGGCTCGCCTGGGTTTGTGACTCTGCACGTCGCGTCCACCGTGGGCGTGGACGGCAACACCTTCGAGCCCGAGGATGTTGCGATCATGGTGGCAAAGTCGGAGGAAAGCAATGACCCCGACATGCCGACGGCGTGGATCATGCGTCCGCTTATGTGGGCTCGGATCTTGAACAAGCGGGCCGACGCCGTTACCGCAGGAGACAAGAAGGGGCCGTTCATGTTCCCCGTGACCCGTGGTGAGGCGGGCCGGGCTCCCGAGAAGCGGCTCCTGGACATCCCCGTGCTTACGACCAAGCAGGTGCCGAACAACCGCACCAAGGGCGCGAGTACGGACCTTACCGCGATCTTCCTGGCCAACTGGCGGCGATTCATCATCGCCCGGTCGGGTGCGCTTGAGCTGGCGGCCTCCGAGCATGTCCGGTTCCTGCGTGACCAGACCGTGATCAAGGCCATCCTCCGTGTGGACTTCGGGCTCGAGTACGAAGAGAGCTTCGTCTACACGGACACGATTGACATGGATCTGTAAGCTAGGTCCATGACGCCGTAGGAATGGAAGGGAGCGCCTACTCATAGCGGGTAGGCGCTCCCGACCCAAACCTCAGAGGAGGGAAGCGGCAAAACGCACGCCCTCAAGGAGTAGAACCAATGTCAACTTGGTGGAACGACTTTAAGCACAGTGTCCTGAGCGGGCTTTCCATCCCGCCTGCGGTCTACACGGTGACTGTGGTTGCCGCCGACTCGCAGTACGTCAACATGCAAGACGCCGAGGTCGGTCTCTTTCTGTTGGCCCAGGCCGACACCGTGTCGGGCACCTGGACGATCACCCTGGAAGAGTCCGATACCGGGACCGGTGCGGGAACCGCGCTGGGGACTCCGGTCAGCGTGCCCATTACCGCAGCGGGCGTGTACGTCGAGAACTTCAAGCGGTCGAAGAAGTACGTGCGGGCCATCCTGACCGAGACCATCGCGGGAACCATTACCGCCGGTATCTCCCTGCACGGTCTGAAGAAGCGAGTGTAAGGCTCCCACAGCCTTGAGTGCGAACGGGGTGGCGGTGTAACAGCCGCCACCCCGTAAGCCTTGCGGAGATAAGATGCCGCTTGTGACAATGCCCGAGGTCAAAGCCTACCTCGGCATCACCGATACCACACAAGACGTAAAACTTCAGCTCATCCTCGAAAGCCTTGATACTTGGCTCAAGGAGGAATTCAAGTCGTTTGGTCTCCTTGCTGAGAAAACCTGTTCCATCACGGAATACCAGGACGGGCCGGGTATTGACCGCCTTATTACGAGATACCGTCCGATCATCAGCGTTGCTAGCGTCCACGTGAGCGACAACCAGGTGTGGGATGCTACGACTTTAATCGCGGCGAGCGATTACCGGATCACCAATAGCACAGGCATTATCCGGCTTGTGAGCCAAGCCACGTCGTTCTATGTTTTTCCGTACAACCAACCTTACGGGTCATTGATCTTTCCGAGAGGTGTTCAGAACATCCGGATTATCTATAACGCGGGTTTTGACCCAACTCCCGCCGACATCAGACTTTCCCTTTTGACCGTTATTGGGAAGCACCACGCTGAGATCTCGGATGCAAGCTTCGGAGCCTTCTCTTCCGAAAGGCTTGGGGACTACAGTTACACTCTTGCCTCTCCTGCACCAGTGGCTGAGGGAGGCTTGGGTGCAAGCGGGGCGTTCATGATTAAAGACCTTCGGATGCTTCTGGACCACTACCTAAAGGCAACGTTCGTGGCCTAGTGATACAACTCCAAAATGCGCGATAAGAGCTACGACGGCTGGGAGATAATGAGGGCCATAAGCGGAAGCGGCCCGAGCCATCCTGTCTTCCCAACACGGCGTCAATGCCTGGCGGAAATGCGACCCGGTGAGAAGCTTCTCGTTATCCGGAAGCATGGGGGGCTTGGTGATATACTTATTTCCAGCATGCTATTCCACGACCTCCTCGAACAATTTAACATCGAAGTTGCTTATGCTGTTCCCCCCGTTTACCATCCGCTGTTTGACGGACACGGGCTACGCCGACTCAGGATCCTGGACTTTGAGGAGGTGTACGGTGCCCGGTATGAATTTTCAAGCGGGAAGTTCTACGCCGGACCGACAAGCCCGTATCACTCCCACGGCATATACAAGCCCCTTTTGGAGGAGTTCGATCTTATAGAGGACATCTCGGCGCCGTGCCGTAACTGGGAAGGCCTCATGGCGATGACCGGCGCAATATACGGACAACGGGGCCTGCGCTGGCGGAACCGGGCGGAGCGGTGGGCAAACTGGATCGGGTTTGACATCCGGACTGCAAAATCGATCCTCGTCCCGCCTACCGAAGCAGAACGACAAGCGGTACGGGATAGATGGGATCTCGGCCAAGCTCAGGCCAGGTCCCGGCCACTAGTGGTCTGGAGCCCGGTAAGCATGAGCGAAGACCGGACCTTCCCGTGGTTTATGGAGGTCACCGACCGGCTAGCGGACGCCGGGTTTGACGTGCGGTATTTGCACTGGGGAAGCCTGGGCCTGGGCACGATCCACGGGGTGACCCTGCGCGAGATGGGGGCGGTTGTGGCGGAGGCCGATGTTGTGCTCAGCGTGGATACGGCAAGTTTTCATTGGGGTGGGCTCCTACGGCGCCCGACGGTTGGCTTGTTCAACGTGCTGCTAGGCGCCAGTCATGCGAAGTTTTTTGAGACGGCCCGAACCCTGCAGCTTTGCAGTACGCCGTGTGTGGCGATGCGTTACTACCGGCAAACCGGGGGCTTGTTTGAGCATCCGTACCCGCACCCGTGCGATAAGTGGTTTGCGGGACCGGTTCCAAAAGGAACCAGTTCTTGTTTCCATCCGGAGTCGGTTGAGGAGATCGTTAAGACAGTTGTGGAGATGGTAAAACCCATGCCATGCCTTGCCTTGCCGAGCCATGCCGGGCCGCGCCCAGCCGTGCCGTCATCTACGGAAATTCCCGAGGAGGTCAGCAGTGCCAACTCCTAGATTCCGATACCGTCCAAATACGGATGATCTTGGGAATTATATGAGCATAGTTCTCCATAATGAATACGCGCTGGATGATCGTTACCCGCCGGAAACAACTGTTATTGATGTGGGGGCGCATGTTGGGAGCTTTGCGATTGCCATGTATGCACGCGGGGCGCGAGACATCGTTTGCTACGAGCCGGAACCAGGCAATTACGTCCAGCTCCGCGAGAACGTCGGCAACCTGGCTCCGCACGTCCGCACCTGCGAGGCGGCAGTATGGCGCTCCGACCGGCAAGATGACTGGTTACGGTATGTCCCATCGGAGGTGGTTGAACGGACCGGCGGAGGCCACGTGTTCGGTGAGGCCGGAAAGCCGGTAGCAACGGTCCCCTTTGATCTTGCCGTAGCAACCGCAGCGGTCAAGACCGGTCGCGTTGATCTTGTCAAGCTCGATTGTGAAGGGTCGGAGTGGCCGATCCTTCTAACATCGAAAAGCCTATCGCTGGTCCGATCAATTATCGGGGAGTTCCACGAGATAGGCGGCCCGAACATGGACAAGGTCACCACGCAGCAGACTCACCCGCGCACGATACCTGCCTGCGCCCGCGTGGGCGGATACGAGGCCTTCACGTTGGAAGTGCTAGGCCGCTTCCTAGCGAGGCACGGCTTCACGACCGAAGCAATGCCTACGCCGGGGCATGAATGGATCGGCAAGTTCTGGGCGAAACGGGTATGAGCCTCAAGTTGAACCTGGGGTGCTGGACCGCGTGGCGGGACGGTTGTCTAAACATCGACCGAAGGCTTGATCCTACATGGCCCGACCGCGAAGGTATGTTCGTCAAGGACCGGATGGAGAAGCTTGACGAGCTTTTCCATTGCGAGTCGGTACGGGAAATATGGGCGAACGATGTTTTCGTAGGCGTTAGTCTCGGAACCGTTACAAAGATGCTTATGTCATGGCACAAGATTTTGGTGCCGAAGGGCAAGCTTCACCTTTTGACCGACGCCCACGTCCCGCAGGACTTTCTCATCGAAGTCTTGAAGGACCTGGGTTATGATATCGATGAGATACGAAGCACCATACGGTGGACCACTATCGAGGCGGTGAAACGTGGGCTTTCAGAATTTGCTCACTCAAAGGGTCACAATTAAGCGGTACGTGCCCACAACGACTTTGATGGGCGAGCAAACATTCACGCTGACGCTCATTGCCTCAAACGTGTTGAGCGAGATCCAAGAACGGGGCGGTTCGCTGGCTCGACGACAAGTGGGAGAGCTTTTAGACGGGACTTACCGGGGGTATTTCCTGTCGGGTACGAACATCCTGGAAAAAGATCAGGTCATCGACGCTCAAGGCATAGTTTACGAGGTCATGTTCGTCGATAAGGTGTTCCGGAACCACCACCTCGAGGTGACGCTACAACGGCCTTACCTCCTGGCGGCATCGTGATGGAGACGGATCGTGCCTGAAAACATCAACCTTGGGTCAAATGCCAGCATGCAGTTTCTCGGTCGGGAGGCAATGATCTTGATCGAGTCAGCATTGACCCCGGCTATGTCGAGGTCGGTTCTGTTACTTGAGCGCCACCTCAAGTTGCTGACGACTACCTCGCCTCGCACCGGGCGGGTTTACCGTGTTAGCGCCATCCGGACCCGGAAGCGAGGGCGGGGTATATCGTTGACAAGGCGGGTCCGAACGCACCGTTCATCGGCGCCGTTTGAACCACCGGCTGTTTGGACCGGCTTGCTCCGCGCAACCATCCAGAGCAGAGTGCGCCGGACAGTTCAAGGGTTCGAAGGTTTGGTTTGGTCGCCTCTTATCTACTCGGGCTACCTCGAGGCAGGGACGCTGAAAATGAGGCCGCGTCCAATGTGGGTCCGAGCCATGCAAGAGAAGGCGAACGAGATACGGCAATTTTTCGTCGGTGCAAAGCCAACGATGCAAAACGCTGCGGGGCCGAAGGGTGAGGCTGGTGCAATTTCGGGAGAGTAACAAGTGACCGCTGATGTTTCCAACATCCGAAAGTCGGTCCGGGCGGTCTTGACCGGCAGCGCTCCACTAACGGCTGCCTTGGGTGCAGGCGACCGGATCTTTTACGGTCAGGTTCGGCAGGCGGCGGTGTTTCCGTCGGTCGTGCTGAACGACACGGGCACGCGGCCCGATGTTACCGTGCCGCTGCACGTCCGGACGTTTACGATTGACATCTTTGCCAACAGTTTCGAGCAGGCGGAGAGCATTGCGGCCATCATAAAGGGGCTTCTCGATAACCAACCGCTCACGGCGACCGGTTGGAAAATTAACATCTTCAAGTTCTCAGCGGAAAGGGAGGCGCCGTTCGAGGAAGGCGATATCGTGAACAGAACGCTCGAATTCAGTTATTCGGCGTATGATATAACGTAGGCAATCGGAAACCCACAAGAAGGAGGAGACGGCCATGGCTGATACGTTTACCGGGGTTCTGGACTCAACGAAGCTGGAATTGGGTCCAGCGAACGTGTACCTCTCCAGCGTGCTCTCGGACTCGTTGAGCCCCCCTGGGACGGGCGATGCGACCATGGAGCATCTTGGCTACATGGGAGATGACATGCAGATCGCCGTGTCGGCTGAGGCCATCCCTCTGACCGGCGCCCAGGCAGGAACGACCCCGCTCAGCAAGGTCATTAGCGGTGGGACGTTCAAGGTGACGCTGCCGTTCAAGGAGATCACCCTCGCGAACTTTGCGCGGGCATTTCCGAATGCGCTGCGGTTTACGACGGGCGGCGACAAGGTTGAGTTTCGGATTCGGACCGGCCTGAACATGCGGACCAACGCACGAAAGATGATCATCAAGAAGGTGATCGGCGGCATCGAGAGTACGCTGACGAGTGACATCTTCGTCATCCCGTTCGTGGCGCCGGTTGAGGCCGAGGTGATTATCCCGTTCAGCCCGACCGAGCAGCGGGTCATCGCTGCAACGTTCGAAGCTTGGCCAGACGGAAACAATAACAACCGCTGGGCGTTCGTGGGCGACTCTGCTGCCTCGTAGTAGAGGCGCGTTTTACCCGGTCGGTAAAAATGCCGGACTTGGTCGGGGAGAGGGGGCTGGTCCCCCTCTCCCCCGTGCCGTTTAACGAAGGGAGGGATTTGTGGCCGCCGAAAAGAAAGACGAGATACAGCTCGACCTTGACGCCTTTGCCTCAGAACAGTTGCAGGCCGGGCGTAAAGTGACCTTCCTTGGAGTAAGCTACCCCCTGAAAAACGTGTACGACATGAGCCTCCAGGAGGTCATAGACATCATGACCCTGGACCGCGTCGTGCGGGAAGTTGGCTTTACCGAACAACTCGAACATCTGAGCCGGGCGGTTCAGACCCTGTTGCCGACTATGCCCGAGGAAGTGCGCCGGAAGATGTCCGGGCGGCAGATGAACCTGGTAATTGGAACGGTGTTCGGGATAACCGAGAAGGCTGACGAAAAGCGCCCTCTCGAGGGCAACGAGGCTCTACCATTGGGTTCCTAATCGCGCTCGTTGCCCGGTTTTACGGCTGGGACTGGGAAGTGATCCGGAAAATGCAATACCGGACTTTCCAGCGTTTTGCTGGGCTGGTATACAAGCTCGAGGCCCGCGAGAAGCTTGACCTTGCTCCGGTTATAGCTTTTCCGCACCTTGAAAAAGATGCCCGCGAGCGTTTGCGGAAGGCGTGGCTGGAGGAAGCCGGGCTTCAAAGAAACATCGATCTCAAGTCCATCCCGTATGAGAAGATAAACGCCTTCCTGCGGGGGGATTATACGCCCGGCGACGACGAATAGGGGAACCCCTATGGCCTTTTCACTTGATCTTGCCGTTGCAAAAATCAGGCTGTTCCTGGACACCCTTGGCCTCCGTGCAGATTTTGACAAAGCCAAAAAGGACATTTCGCAGGGTGCCAAAACTGTCGGTGATGCTTTGCAGTCAGGCATCGCACGGGGTTCGCAGCTTTCCGGTGGTGCCGTTGAAGAGCTTGGCTTAAAACTCGGACGTGCTGACGCCCTTCTCAAATCACCGGGGTTCTTTGCCGCGACTGGTGTCCTTGCTTTGGGAGCTGCTCTTGTCGACGCGGCACTTCGAGCCGATGCGTTCGAGAGACGGTTTGTCAACCTTCGCATAGGGTTTAACCTAACCACACAGCAATCCGATGAACTTCGCAAAAGCCTCATCTT